CAACCCCTCCATTCGTTAACCTATCTATTTGCCGTTTTAAGCCGTTTTATTTTGCGGTAATATACTTTTACATTTTCGCAATAATTTTGCCTTAAAATTGATTCTGTGACTTTACAGGGCTATTATTAGCCATTAGTATTGAGTGCTGATAAATTTTTCTTCCGGAGCGGAAGGCTCGCCCCGGTGCCAGGTAAATTAGTTTTGTGTACCGCTCACCTTTCTTTTAGGTTTTTTATTTCTCAAGCCTTAGCCTTCATCGGCGTGAGTTCACGCTATGTAGTCCTCAAATCGTTCACAAACCCGAAAAATAAACTTGTTATTAACCCACCTTTGCAACAGCTTTAATCTCTTACTTGCTTTTGCTTTGTCGTAGATCATTATGTATGGATCATAGCCTAATTCTTTAAGCTTGTAGACGCGGTATAGGTCAAATTCAAAGTCTGTTTCGTAGTTAGTAAGCACATATACCCTTGCTTTCCGCATGTCAATGTTTGTCGCCTTTTTAAAAGCTATCAGATTACGGATTATGATATCGCTGTCTTTTTTCCTGTCCCACGCGAAGTGGAGCATCTTAACCCTGATTTGTTTAATTAATTCGACCGCATCGTCCGTCATAAGCCTAATGTCAAGTCCCTGTGTAAAATCTATCCACGCCTTGCTGTCTACAAGCTGCCGCAACAGTTCCAATCGTTCAGGACAGGCAAGCATATTCGGATCCAAAAGCACCACTTCTTGTTGTCCATTCCAAAACTGCCTTAAATCCGCAACTTGAACGCTTTTCAACCCTTCCTTTTTGCCAACAATGCAGAACGGACAATTTCTAGGGCATCCTCTTGTCAAAAAACCGTATGCCTTTTTCTCGCCGTACAGGGCATAGTCAGGGTATATAGTTTCAATCTCTTGCGGCAGTTTGTTGACAAGGTCATATCCCGTGCCGCCTTTTATTAATTGCTCACATTGAATACAGGTGTTTTCATCGGGCGTGAAGTCGAATACCTTTGATTGATATACAATGTCATATTTCAGCATCGGGATCGCCCATTCTACCTGATCGCCTTTCGCTTTGTGATAGGCCGATATTTTCATCAATGCTAGATTCGGGAAGTTATGACTGTCAACATCTATCAATCCTATTTTCATTTTCGCCTTGACCACCCCTTTCATACCCCTGTTTTATTGGGCATTTTTACCCCTGTTTTCTTCTGGATATGTAATCATATTACCCCCGTCCACAAAATCAATTTACGCCCCTTTTTTGCGCGAAATTGACCTATCAGCAGCGGGGTTATATGACTACTGATAATCTATTTTGCTTTTTGTAATAGCCCCTGTTGAAATATTGTTGTCTGCACATTTTTGGCAAGCACATTATAAAACCCCTCAACGTACTCTTTTTTGATTTCAAACCCATACGCCCGACGGCCAAGCTGTTCGGCGGCAAGTAATGTAACTCCGGACCCAGCGCATGGGTCAATCACCACGTCGCCAACGTCTGTGAAAATCTCTATGAGGTTTTTCAGCACATGTATACTCTTCTGGTTCGGGTGAATCTTCGGCGTCTCTGTGTCGCGCTGATAGTCCATGCAGTTAAATATCATCTTGCCGTTATTGTGGAATTTCGGCAGTTTGTCACGGTATAGAAGTAAGCCGTATTCACAGTTCCCGACAATCCGCATGTTAGCCTTGAGTACCTGTGCGGAGTAATTCTTTCTGAATACCAGGTTTATATAGTGATTGAAACCGTATTTTTTAGCCTCCTGAATAAGCATGAATTGTTGTTCAAATTCGCAGAACACAATCATGCAACCCGCCTGCCCTGTTTCTTTTGGCTCCTTCTTGAGCATGGTACTGACAAAGTGCATAAATTCGGCTATGCGGAAATCCTTGTCGGTGTCAAAGAACTGCTTGCCCGCCAACTCACTTTCACCATTTTTTATGTCGCCATCTACGTACCAATTGGGATTTGAGGCGTATGCGTTAGTGCCTATATTGTATGGGATATCGGCGATTATGAGCTGTGCTTTGGGTATGTTGTATCTCTTGTAATTTTGAAAATGGTCTCGGTACAGCTCCACGAATTCAAGCCCCCTTCCTCATTCGTAGGTACAAGTCCGCCACGCTCATCATCTCATCCGCGAATTTATACACATTATCGCCGTCTATTTCCAGCTGTGCGCCTGTGTCTTTGTTTATTACCCATAGCGCGTCATTTTTTGGGTCTATGGCATAGACAATCTCGGGAGCTTCGCTTTGCACTATGAGTACGCCTTTTTGGTATTCGATTTTTGTTAACATTGATTCAGTGATTCGCATTAGTCCCACTCCTGCCCTATCATAACGTCATCCATGTCTAACTGGTTGAATTCGACGTATTTTACATTGCCTTTGATAATTTCTTTCATCATCAGGCATTTAAGCCTGTTGCTTAGCTTTTTAAGTTGCTCACACGTTATTATCCTTTGGCTATATTGCATAACTTGAATACCCTCCTGTAATATTTCAGATATAAGTACCCTGTTGGCCCGTTGCGCTGCTTCTTCAACAACACCTTAATGTCAAAGCAATCCTGTGTTTCATCTGTGTCCTTGGGAACATGTAAGAAAATTACATTGTCTGCATCCTGTTCAATTGCTCCTGATTCCCTTAAGTGATGTAAGTCTGGCTCTTTTTCCCCCACACTTTCACGGGACAATTGACTTAGTGCTATAACCGGTATTGAAAATTCAAGAGATATTTCTTTGAGTTGCCTTGATATATCCTCAATTTCCTGCCGCCGGTTTTCGGTCTTTTTCAGGCTTCGGCATAATTGCAGGTAGTCAACTATCAGCAAGTCAATGCTGTTTTTATTTTTCAGTTCCCGGCAATATGCCCTTATTTCTTGTATAGTCGCCAGTTTTTCGTTAAGTTCTATCGGCAGTTCAAATATCTCACCTGTTGTTATGCCGATTTTCTCCCAATCCTCGTCTGTCAGGTACTTGCATAACCTCAATCTTTGACCGTCTACTACTGCAAGGTTTGAAAGAATTCTTTTGGCAATCTGTATCTGTGACATTTCTCGTGATACAAACAGGCACTTATTGCCTTTCTTCGCAAGATTCAGCATTAATTGAATTGCGAACGCTGTTTTCCCGACGCCGGGGCGAGCGGCTATGATAGTCAATTCCTCGGGATGTAATCCAGCGGTCAATTTGTCAAGGTCATAAAATCCGGTAAATAATTTATCTTCATGTTTTGCTTTGTAGTTCTGTTCTATGTCGTCAAGAGCTTTTAATATAATGGCTCTCAGGCTATTATCTTCTTTGTTTCCGTCGTACACCTCTATGTCAAACGCCTGAAGTACATCATTTTTTAGTTCGATTGCTGTTTCGTATTTGTCGCCCTCCGCCATTTCTTTTACTTTGAGTGCTGCCTTAATTACTTCCCTGCGCATGGTGTAGGTTTTGAGCTTGCTTATGTAGTATTCAATATTCTCAGGAGTTGCAACATAATCATTCAAGCCGGTGACTATTTCTAAGGCATTTTCAGTCCCTATTGCGTCTGATACCGTTATAATGTCAATTGCTTCTTTTTTGTCGTACAGCTTGCGGATGGCTTTATATATTGTCCTGTTTGTTTCGCCCATGAAATCAAGCTCAGACAACTTGATAACATAATCCTGCTTGCCCATTAACAGGCAACCTAATACGCTTTTTTCAATGTCTTGATTATTCGGTAACATGTAACGGCCTCCTTGGATCATAGTTTGTTGCGTCTTGGAGTTTGGATTGCTCTTGTAGTGGAGTGTAGTTTATATAATCCTCAAATGGTCTTTCTCTGCCTAGGAAGTTTGCGGATGATTTTAGATACTGTTTATCTGTTCCTGCTTTTGCTTTTTTATAATTCCTACAAGCTGCCATAAGTTGTTCAACGGTATAATGCTTAAGTTGGGTTTTCCAGTTATTGAATGATCTGCGCTTATCTTCCGGGCGAGGATATTCAGCATAGAATTGCTCAAATTCGGGAGTATATATATTATTATTATTATTTACTTTACTTTTCTTTTCTTTTATTGCATCACATTGCATTTGCATTGCATCTGCATTGCTTTTGCTCCATCTTGTAAGCGCGGCTTTACGGCGTTTCTCGGTTTTCTCATTTATCTCATTCATGCGCCTGATTAGCGATTCACTCCAAAAGTATTCGCCGTCACTTTTAAGTAAATCAAATTCATCTATGCAATCATGTATATACTTTTCAGCTTCATCGCTTGTGCAACGCATTTGCAATGCATAAGCATTGCATTTATTTAGCTTTAATTTATAGTCGCTTTGTTCCCGGAGCATTTCAACAAGAACCCAAAACCAGCCATACCCTAACATGCCGTATTGGCTTATCATGTCCAGTATCTTTGGGTCATTCCTTGCATTGCTGTCATGCGGGAAATAATATGCGTCTTTGATATGCCTCACCCCTTTACTCCTTACTGCGATTTATCCTGCGATTGTGAACTTAAAAACAACTCATTGTTACTGGTGCAAAGCATACATTACCATCCGTTGACACTTGCAAATAGTGCCTGTTTCTGCCACATAGCATAACTACAACAAGTGTTCCATCGTCATGAATATGTGCCTTTCCGCTGTATTTCCAGCCGTATTTTTTAAGCTTGCCTTTTTGCTCCATATGCCAGTTTTTTAACGCTTGGAGTTGTTTTTGCTCAGCTTCGGTCATATGCTCTGCCACCTTCTTTCACATAGTTTTTATTATCCGCCCGAGGGGCATTAGCCCCTTAGAACGGAAGTTGCTCATCCTCATCATCCAAAATGTCAGTCTGAACATTATTCTTACTATTGTTGCCTTTAAGTAACTTCTTCTCTGGTATTGTAAAATCTCCGTTGCGTATTTTATCTGCACTTCTTACCCATTGAAGCTTGACTGATGTTCGCACTTTGCCGTCATTCCCCAAATATTCTTCTTCACCAAATACACCGCCGAATATCTTATTTTTAAGTGTTTGCTCATCCCAATTCCACTTATATCCCGAATTTGATTGCTCAATTGCAGTGATAAAGCCTTTGAAGTATCGCAAATCATCAGCTTTAACTGTTTGATAGTACATTCCCGGCCATTTTGCGTCGGGATTGCTTTGCTTTTTTCTATCGAACTGTCTGCGGAAATAATCCTTGTGATCGCCTTCTGCAATGTCATAACCAATTTTTAGAAGTGTGTCGTAATTCTTTGTCCCGTCATTTTCTATTGCTTCAATCTTTAGTATTCGGCAGATATATCCACCTGGTTCTAACCTCTCATATTCGCCAGTATAAGCTTCTGCCTGTTCGTATCCTTCATACTTCCTCATTCTCGTATTCCTCCAATCTTTTAATTACTAGTGCAACATCATTATCAATTTCAAATTCATCAAAACAACCCATTGGACTTTTAGCAGTTGAATTTCTTGCTTGCGTTTCAAAATAATGTCTGCCATCAGCGCATTTGCATACAAGCACCGTTGTAAACTTGCTTTCAAGACATATCTTTTCAAGTTTTCTGCCACTTGTTTTAATACGGGTAAAGTAATAACCTGAATCATCTCTTTCTGTCTGTGTATGAGCCATAAATACTACTGTCAAATCATCACGGTACAGATGTGCTTCTGAAACAAGTTCCCAC